TTTAGATGGTAACAAAAAGATAAGAGATGCAGTAACACAAGAAATAGATAAAGCAGTTAGAACGTATACTAAATCTATGGTAGAATATGAACCTAAAAAGAAAAAGAAAAAGGAAGATGAAGCTAAAAGAAGACGATTAATAGAATCAGCAACAGACTTGGCACGAAGATTAGCTGCTCCTCCAACGGGTACACAACCACGAAAACCACCAGTACAACAACCAAAACCAGCACAACCAAAGATACCAGCACCAAGAGCTACAATGGAGCAACCACCAGAACAAGGGAGAGGACTATCAAATCTAGCACGTATGTTACCAGCAGTTGGAAAACGATTGCCATTTGTAGCACCTGCTGCCACACTCTTACGTAGCAGACCAGCAGGAGTTGATGCTGATATAGTTCCTCCAGATCCTTTAGGAACAGGTAGAGTATATAGAAATTATCATGATTATAATCCAAGGAATATATAAGACGGGAAATTAAATATGGCAACAGAACGAAATCCATTTGAACAAATACCACAGGAAGTATCGAATGTTGTTCCTATGAATCCAGTGCCTATGGCAGAGGAACAGGAAGCTACATTTGAACTGGAACCTGATGGTGGAGTAACAGTTGACTTTTCCAGTGCAGTAGTAATGGAACCAGAAGCTCCTGTAAGGGAATGGTATGCGAATCTTGCTGATGACTTGGATGACAGTACACTAGAGGAAATAGCAAGTGATGTTTATAATAATTATGAGTCAGATAAAAATTCCCGACAGGAATGGGAATCTATGTTTGAGCGTGGTTTCGACTTACTTGGTCTGAAGATACAGGAAACATCTGAACCATTTGAAGGAGCATGTACAGCCGTTCATCCACTACTGGTAGAATCAGCAGTCAAGTTTCAGAGTAAAGCATCACAAGAACTCTTTCCATCAGCAGGACCAATCAAGACTCAGATACTTGGTAAGTCTGATCCACAAAGAGAAAGACAAGCCAATCGTGTCAAGAACTTTATGAACTATCAGCTCACGGAGCAGATGCCAGAGTACTTTGACGAATTTGAAAAGATGCTATTCCATTTACCACTCATTGGTTCTGCATTTAAAAAAGTATATTACGATGCAAATTTAAAACGACCCGTATCAGAATTTGTTCCCATTGATCAATTCTACGTATCTTACTATTCCAGTAATCTGTCAAAGGCAGATAGATATACTCATGTAATCTATCGCAGTCCTATTGATTTGGCAAAAGATATTCGTTCAGGTATATATTCTGATACAGACTTACCACAAGCTACAGATCCACAACCTACAGCATTTGCATCTAAGATGGATACGATACTGGGTTTCTCTCCAACACAGGATACAGATCCACAATATGTTTTACTGGAACAACATTGTTATCTTGAATTAGATGAACCTAATTCAGAAGAAGGAATAGCTCTTCCTTATATTGTAACAGTGGAAGAGCAATCACGAAAAGTTTTATGTATTCGTAGGAACTATAAATCTGATGACACGAACAAGGAAAAGATAAGTCACTTTGTCCACTATAGATTCGTACCGGGATTTGGTTTCTACGGTTTTGGCCTGATGCACTTCCTTGGTAATCTAACCATGAGTGCAACAGCAGCAATGAGAAGCCTCATTGATGCAGGTCAATTTGCGAACCTGCCGGGAGGATTTAAGGCCAAGGGTGTCAGGATGGTTGGTGACAATGATCCTATCAGTCCCGGTGAGTTTAAAGAAGTTGAAGCTACAGGTATTGACTTGGCGAAGGCTATCATTCCTCTCCCCTACAAAGAGCCTTCCTCGACACTGTTCCAAATGCTCGGATTTGTTACAGCAGCCGGTCAGAAGTTTGCCGATAGTACAGAACAAATTGTATCGGAAGCATCTTCATATGGACCTGTAGGTACAACGATGGCACTACTGGAAGCATCCAGTAAATTCTTCTCGGCAATCCACAAGCGATTGCATAAAGCACAGAGAGATGAATTTAGGATCTTGGCTAGAATCGATTTCGATTATCTACCAAGCGAATATCCCTATGATGTGCCGTATGAAAGTCGGAATATATTTAAATCCGATTTTGATGGAAGAGTGGACGTGATCCCCGTCAGCGATCCAAATATTCCATCCAATGCTCACCGCCTTATGATTGCACAAATGGCTATGCAGATGGCACAGCAATCTCCTCCCGGCATGTTCAATTTAGAAGAGTTAAACAGAACAATATTAAATGCTGCCAACATGCCGAACATGGAAGAAATATTACCACCCAAGAGAAAACCTAAACCTCTTGATCCAATATCAGATATTATGGCCGCAACGAAAGGTATACCTATTGCTGCCTTCCCCGGTCAGAATCATGATGCTCATGCACAGGTAAAGGGAGCTTATTTACAAGATCCGATGAATGGTAAGAATCCTGCCATGCAACGTATTAAACCTGTATTGGAAGCTAACATTCAGGAGCATATGGTTCATAAATATCAGGAACAGGTAAATGGAGTAGCCAAGGCTGCACTGGAACAGATGCCAGAACAAACTCCAGAAATTATGGAAGGGGTAATGGTCTTTGCCGCACAACAGGTATTAAATGCAAATCAGGCTATGGGACAAGTACAGTCTCCTGAACAACAATTAGTTACACTGGAACAAAAGAAAGTTGAACTTGAACAGCAAAAACTACAATTAGATGCTGCACAAAATGCGGCAGAAGCTGCATTGGATGCACAGAAACTTCAACTGGAAGAAGCAAAGCTAACTAAGGAAGCAATGGAAGCTGGACAATCTGCTTCATTTAGACAAGAGAAAGCTGATCTTGATAGAGCTAGTAAAGAAACAATGAAGACATTGGAATTGCTAACTAAGCTTACATTGGAAGAAAATAAATTAGGATCGAAAGAAGATGTAACAAAGATGGAGCAGTTGATTAAAGCAGCTTTAGATGAGGAAAAACTTAATTTAGATTATGAAACTATCAGAGTAAGAGCTTTGGAAAAAGCTTCCAATATTGATAAAGATAAACAGCTTAAACTGGCTGAACTTGTAAGTGATTCTATTAAAGAAGAAACCCAAAAAAGAGGAGAAAGATAATGCCTAAGTATGGAGGAGTACATTACCCCAACGATGAAAAAGGAAAGACCGATGGATATCCCACTCATGTAAGAAACGATGATCGTGGTATCACCAACGGTTATCCAGAACATGTTTCTGGTAAAGTTAAAGATCTGTATGGTAATTTTACCAATCGTTCCATTGATGATGGTGGATCTGGTTTAAGAGCACGTAAGGGTGTTTTAAACGAGCGTTCAGATTTTTCATGGAAATATCCCAAACCAACTAAATAAGGAGAATATTAATTATGTGGTCAACACCAATTGTACGTGAAATTGCAGTAGGACTCGAAATTAATTGTTATGCATGTGGAGAGCTATGAAAATTTTAATGAAATTATCTAATCATATTGATGCTCCATTCTGTATTGCATTTTCAGTTTTAGGACTTATCATTTTAGGAGCGGTTCTAAATTAATGGAAATCTGGGATGAAGTAATAAAGGATTATAATGAAGAATTAATTAGATTAAAAAATATTGTATCAGGTGGTAATGCTGAAAGTTATTCTCATTACCGTCAACTAGTAGGACATATTCAAGGAATTGAATGGTCCAGAGAAATTTTTACAACAATTTTAAAACGTCGCATGTATGACGAAGAGGAGTAAATGCAACAGGTACATTTAGGTAACGCTATCAAAAATGATATGTGGATTACAGAGGACGAGATTAAAGATCCAAGTCCTCTACCAGAACTACCGGGATATCATATTCTGGTACGACCAGTAAGTGTAAAAGGTGTAACAAAGGGAGGTATCGTACTTCCTGATTCAACCAAAGACGATATGGCCTATCTTACTACAGTAGGAAAGGTTTTGTCCATAGGTGAATTAGCCTACCAAGATGAGGTAAAATTTCCAAATGGGCAGTGGTGTAGAGCAGGAGACTTTGTTTGCTATGCCAAACATGCTGGTCAAAAGTTATACTATAAATCTGTCAGACTGATCTTACTATTTGATGATCAGGTTATTTGTAGAGTAGAGCATCCAAGAGATCTTGATCCTACATTTAATTTAATGAGTGGGTCTTCTTAACGGTTGCATCTAAGATTGTTTTATAGTATAATGAAGTATCACCGTAAATACGTATGCCTCGTAAGCAACGAAAGGAACTGAAATGATTGATAAAGAAGAATGGAAGGAAGTGGAAACACCTACTTCTGAGAATGAAGAAAATAAGGTAGAGTTTGAGATAGAGGAAGAGGTCAAGGCAGAGCCTGAATCTTCTCCTGAAGTAAAAGAACCAAAAGAAGAAGCTCCTACAGAACTGGAAGGTATCGAAACCAAAGGTGCTCAGAAAAGAATACGCCAATTAATTAAGCAAAGAAAAGATCGTGATGAGCAGATAACAGATCTTATAAGAAAAAATGAAGAATTAACTGGTAAGATATCAACACAGGAAAAAGAATTTACAAATATTGGTAAATTAAATATAGATGCAAATGAAAAGCAAATTACTGATAAACTTGAATTAGCCAGAGCTGCTTATAAATCTGCACATGAAGAAGGAGATTCAACAAAGATATTAAAAGCCCAAGAATTTTTAAATGAAGCACAGACTGATTTAAAAAATATTGGAGTAACAAAAGCAAAATTTGAACAAGAGCCTATTCAGGAGTTGCCACAACAACAGGCACAACCTCCTGCACAAGCACCACAAGCAGATCCTCAAGCTGTTGAATGGTCACAAAAACCAGAGAATAACTGGTTCGGTCAAGATAGAGTAATGACTGCCGCTGCTCTTGCATTAGATGCTGAGTTAAAAGAAGAAGGATTTAATCCAAGTGATCCAGAGTTTTATAATGAAATTGACAACAGGATTAAGGAAGCATTTCCGCAAAAATTTAACAATCCTGTCGATCAAAGTTCGGTGCAGGAACAACCGTCTAAACCTGCTCAAGTAGTAGCTGGAGCGTCACGTTCCACTCCAAGTCCCGGTAAAGTAAAGCTGACGAAAGAAGATGTACGGCTTGCTCAGAATTGGGGCATACCACTTGAACAATATGCTGCTGAAAAGCTAAAGGTAGAGAATGCCGATGGTGAGTACACAGCAATTAAAACGTAACGTGGAGGTGAAATTATGACACGTATTGAAGAATCACGTAATTCTCAGTCAAGGGAAAAGGAAACCAGAGAAGAAACAGAATACGTCTTTGAAGAACCAGACGCAACTCATATACCCCGTGGAGTTGAAGAAAGATTTAAGCAGCAGGACATGTCATTAGGCTGGCTGCGTATCCTTCTTAATGGTCAAGATGATTACCAAGAGATTGGTAAGAAGCAACAGCAAGGATGGGAATTTGTTACTCCTGATGAAGTTCCTGAGATGGGAGCCACTTCTGTCGTGAGGGAAGAAGGTCGCTATGCTGGAGTTGTCTGTCGTGGAGACATTGCTTTAGGTAAGATACCTACAGTTAAGCTAGAGGCCAAAAGACGCTTTTATAGGGAAAAGGCAAATACGATGTTGGAGGCCGTTAATTCTCAATTAATGAACTCTTCCAATTCCAAGATGCCAATTTCCAATAATAGTAAATCGAGAACATTTAAAGGACGAACTCCTACGTTTCAGGACTAGTTCTTAAAACAATGGAAGGAGAAATATAATGTCTAGTACACGAGCATTACGTGGCTTTCTTCCGGCTCGGAAAAAGGGACAGAATTATAATACAGGTGGGTCTAGTACTCTAGTTTCACCTACTACTATAACTCGTGCTCCCAAGAAACTGTATACTGGTGACTTGATATGTATTGAGGCTAGTGGTACTATTTCTGAATCTATTGGTGCAACCTTGAAACCTTCGGGTGTATTCATGGGCTGTAACTATGTAGATACAGATGGTGCTCAAAAATTCTCACGGTATTGGCCGGGAGAGGCTATCACTGCTGCAACAAGTATTGAGTTCCATGTCATAACTGATCCTGATCAGACGTATTACATTCAAGGTAATGCTACCTGTAGTCACGGTGAGATTTGTAAAGTACTTAACTATACGGCAACCGTTTCGACGGCTTCTGCTGGTAGTACTAAAACAGGTCAGTCTGCGTTCTTCGTAGAAACATCGGCTGCTGGTCTTGAAACCATTGTAGGTAATGTGCGAGTTATTGGATATGCTAAAGATCCGAATGAAGGTGCAGACGGACTTGACCAATATCCAATGCTAGAGGTCTGGTTGCCCACGCATCGTGATCGGTTTGCGACAACTACAGTTTCAACGGCATAACTAGGAAGGAGATAAACTATGGCTATTAATAGAGCTAGTATTGCCAAAGAACTTCTTCCCGGTTTAAACGCCGTCTTCGGGACGGAATATGGTCAGGTCAACGACGAACATAAATCACTTTATGAAGTCGAAAATTCTGATCGAGCCTTTGAAGAAGAAGTTCTGTTTACAGGTTTTGGTACGGCTCCAGTTAAAGGAGAAGGTGCTGCTGTATCCTACGATGATGCACAAGAGAGTTACACTGCCCGTTACACGGCAGAGACTGTTGCTCTGGCTTTTGCGATTACAGAAGAAGCAATGGAAGACAACTTGTATGATACCTTTGCTAAGTTACGTGCCAGAGGTTTGGCCCGTGCAATGGCGAATACCAAGGAAGTCAAAGCTGCTAATCTGTTTACCAATGGCTTTGCTGATACGATTGGCGATGGTGTTGCATTCTTTGCGACGACCCATCCAACCATTTCGGACGGTACTCAGAGTAATATTACGACTGCTGGTGCATTGGCTATTGGTACTCTTGAGAGTGCCATTACTGCCATCCAGAAGATTAAGGATGATCGTGGTATATTAGTAGGTGCCAGTGCTGTATCTTTGCATATTCCTGTTGATCTATGGAATACTGCTGATACCATTTTGAATACTCCCGGCAAACCCGGTGGTTCCAATAATGATATCAATGCCACTCGTCACATGGGTATGGTTCCCGATGGGTTCTATGTCA